ATAACGAATTTACAACAGTTTAAATAAAAAAAGGTTTTAATAATATAAATTAATTTAATATGAAAGCAGAGAGCACTCTAAACAAAGTAAAAGTTCTTTTAGGAATGGAAATAAAACTAGAAGAAATGAAGCTAGAAAACGGAACTCGTTTTGAAGCAGAAAAATTTGAAAAAGGAAACGAAGTATTTATAGTATCTGAAGAAGATCAAAGAATACCTGTGCCAGTTGGAGAATATTTAACTGATGAAGGAAAATATCTTTATATAGTAGAAGAAGGACTTATTGATGAAGTAAAAGAAGAAAAAGAAGAAGAAATGGAAGTTGAAGATAAAGAAATTGATGAGGTAGAAGCAAAAGATGATGGTAAAGAAGCAGATGTTGAAGATTGGGCTGGTATGGAAAAACGTATTAAAAACCTAGAAGATGCAATTGCAGATTTAAAATCAAAATTAGGAGAGGATAAAGAATACATGGAAGAAGATTCTAAAGAAGATTCTAAAGAAGAATTAAAAGAAGAATTATCTTCAGAAGTTAAGGAAGAAGTTAAAGAAGTTGAATTATCTGAAGAAGTAAAACCTTTCAAACATAATCCTGAAGCAAAAAATAAAGTAGAAATGAATCTTTATGCTCAAAACAAACCAATGAGCACTCAAGACAGAGTATTTAAAAAATTATTCAATAACAATTAAAATAAATAAAAACCAAAAATTATGTCAAATAAAATTGATCTAGCAACAACAGTAAATATCACTAGCACATATGCTGGAGAATTCGCTGGCAAGTACATCTCGGCTGCACTTTTAAGTTCAAGTACAATTGAAGATGGTGGTGTAGAAGTTATGCCAAACGTAAAATTTAAATCAGTAATCCAAAGAATTGAAACTGGAAGCTTAATCGCTGATGGAACTTGTGATTTTACTGCTTCTTCAAATGTTGATTTAACTGAAGTAGTTATTCAACCAGAAGAATTCCAAGTAAACTTACAATTATGTAAGTCTGATTTTATCAACACATGGGAATCTATTCAGATGGGCTACTCTGCCTTTAATCCAAATGGATTACCATCATCATTCGCTGATTATTTAGTAGGGCACGTAGCATCTAAAGTTGCTGCTGCTAACGAAACTAATATCTGGACTGGTAATTTAGGTGGAGCGCAAGCTGGAGAATACAACGGATTAGAAACTCTTGCTGCTGCTGATGCAACAGTATTAGATGTATCTTCGCCAATTGCTTTAACTGCTGCTAACATCATTGATGAAATGCAAAGAGTTGTGGATTTAATTCCAAATTCACTTTTCGGAAAAGAAGATTTAAAATTATATGTATCTAACAAAGCTGCTAAATTATACATCAGAGCTTTAGGTGGATTTACTGCTACTATTGGAGCTGCTGGTTCTGATAGCAAAGGAACTCAATGGTATAACAACGGAAGTTTATCTTTCGGAGGTATTCCAATCTTTGTAGCTAGAGGAATGTCAGATGATACAATGATGGCTGCTCAATCTAGTAACCTTTTCTTTGCAACTGGATTACTTAACGATTACAATGAAGTAAGAGTAATTGACATGACACCTATCGATGGAAGTCAAAATGTGAGACTTGTTATGAGGTTCACGGCTGCCGCTGCTATCGGAGTAGGAGCTGATGTAGTTTACTACGCAGGATAATTAAACTAAATAAGGGGAGCGTAAAAGCTCCCTTTATATTATTAACTTATAAATATATAAACTTATGGCATGCGACGTTAATTTAGGGCGTTTAGAACCATGTAAAGATTCAGTAGGTGGCATTATAGCTATCTACATAAATGGAGCATATTCAAGTGGATTATTAGATTCAGCAACTTTTGATGCAACTGATGAAATAACTGCTTTTGCTTCTCCATTAACTTTTTACAAATTCGATCTTAAAGGAGCGAATGGTTTTGAGCAAACTAACGAAAATTCTAGAGAAAACGGAACGAGTTTCTTTACACAAACTGGAACAGTTGTTCTTAAAAAACAAGATAAAACTACTACTGCACAAATGAAGTTGCTTTCTTATGGAAGACCGCAAATCATTTTTCAAGATTACAACGGAAATTATTTTTTAGCTGGGATTGAAAATGGTTGCGAAGTACAGGTAAATACTGCTACTGGGCAAGCAATGGGCGATCTTAATGGGTATAATTTAACAATTACTGGAACAGAGAAATCGCCAGCTAATTTTATTGATCCAACTATCATAGGAGATACTACTAATACAGTTGTAGTTGTAGGAAGTTAATTAGTTTTTTTACATTGAAGAATTAAGGAGAGCAATTTTGTTCTCCTTTTTTTTTGATTATAAAACAAAAAAGCAATAAATAGGTTTTTAAATAAAGAAAAGTATAATGATAATTTTAAGAACTGATGCTACTGCTCAAACATTTAAATTTATTCCTAGAGAATATGCAGCAACTAGCCTTGTTTTGACAGATGAAGATCAAAATAAGTCGGTTACTTATAATCCTACTTTTACTAAAACAAAATATTATTTACAAACATCTGTTACGTTCAACCCAGTTTTAAAAGAAGGGACTTTTTATACATTAGAAGTTTTAAATGGATCTAGTATTATATATAGAGATATAATCTTTTGTACTGATCAAACATTAAGCACATATTCAATTAATGATGGTCAATTTACAGAACACGAAACAACAAATGAATACATACTATTATGATAGATAAAAATATATTTATAGCTAATTTAAGCGCATATACCTCTCCAGTTATAACAGAGGTTAAACACAAGGATTGGGTGCAATATGGCATAGATAATGACTATTTTAATTACTTAATAGATCTTTACATAAACTCTACTTCTAACAATGCTATTATAAATGGCGTTACAAATATGATTTATGGCAGAGGAATAGCAGCTTTAGATGCATCTAGAAGACCAGAGCAGTATGCTCAAATGATTTCTTTATTTAAAAAGAAAGATTTAAGAAGGTTTGTAAAAGATTTCAAAATTTTGGGAATGGCTTGTTTTCAAGTTGTTTATGAAAAAGGCAGAGTAAGTCAGGTGCATCATTTTCCTATGGAAACATTAAGAGCAGAAAAATGCAATGATGAAGGAGAAATAGAAGGTTGGTATTACTCAAATGATTGGGCTAATATAAAACCAACAGAAAAGCCTGAAAGAATTCCAGCATTTGGATTTGGAAATAAAAAAGGCGTAGAGCTTTATGTTCTTTCTCCTTATACTCCAGGACATTATTATTACAATTGCCCAGATTATGCTGGGGCATTGCCTTATGCTAAACTAGAAAACGAGATTGGAGATTATTTAATTAATGATTGTATTAATGGTTTTTCAGGAACAAAAGTAGTGAACTTTAACAACGGAGTTCCAGATCCTGAAAAGATGATGCAAGTTAAATCTGATGTTCTAAACAAATTAACTGGAGCTAGAGGAGAAAAAGTAATTGTAGCATTTAATCAAAATCAAGAATCAAAAACAACTGTTGATGATATTCCTTTAAATGATGCTCCTAGCCATTATGAGTACCTTTCCAACGAGTGTTTCAGAAAATTGATAGTTGGTCATAGAGTAACCTCTCCAATGCTGTTAGGCGTGAGAGATGGAAATGATGGTTTAGGAAATAATGCTGATGAAATAGAAACTGCAACTTTATTATTTGATAATGTAGTAATAAAATGCTATCAAGATGAGATAATAGATTGCATGGATGAAATATTAGCGATTAATGACATTTCTTTAGAATTATATTTTAAAACTTTAAAACCTTTATCATTTAATGATTTAGATCAATTAGAAGGAGTTGATGAAGATGTAGTTGAAGAAGAAACAGGAGTTGAATTAGCTAAACAACCAGAGCTTACGCAAGAACAAGGAGAGATTTTATTAGAACATCTCAAAGGGGAAGTAATGAGCGAAGAATGGGAAGAAGTTGATTCTAGAGAATATTGCGAGGAAAATGTATCTAATGAGGAATGGGCTTCTGCTTCGATAGTAGAAAAGAAATCAATGTTTACTAAACTCAAAGATGAAATATTTGCTGATCCTAATGGTTTTTCTTATTTAGATTCTAAAAATTATAAAATCAGATATAAGTATTTCAAGAAATCTCAAAAACCAAACATAATAGGAAACAAGTCTAGAACTTTTTGCGATAACATGATGAAGCTATCAGATAAAAACGTAGTATATAGGCTAGAAGATATTGATAGAGCTAGTAGAGATGGAGTAAACAAACAGCTAGGGCATGATGGCAAGCCTTATGATCTCTTTAAATTCAAAGGCGGAGTTTACTGTCGCCATGCTTGGAAACAAGTCTTATATCGTTTAAAAACAAATACAGAGCCTAGCAAAGAGTTAAAAGATTATATAAAAACAGGAACAATACCTAAAACATATCAAAAGAATCCGTGGGGAACTAGAGAGAGCCAAATTGCTCCGATAGATATGCCAAATGAAGGGCATTATCCAGGCGTAAAATAAGAAAAGAATGGCAACAGCATTATTTGTAACAACTAAAGATCTTAAAAGATACTCTGTTCTTTCAGGAAATATTGATCCTGATAAATTTGTTTACATGATAGAAATATCAATGGACACAGAGGTACAGATATATTTAGGAACTAAACTTTATCAAAAATTGCAAGATTTGATTATAGCTGGAACTATAAATGATCCAGCAAATTCAGCTTATAAAACGCTTTTAGAAACCTATGTTAAACCAATGACTATTTATTGGGCTTTAGTTTATTACATGCCTTTTGCTGCTTATACAGTTGCTAATGGCGGAGTATATAAACACGTAAGCGAATCTAGTGAAAGCGTAAGCAAAGAAGAAGTTGATTATTTGACAAATAAATATAGAGATATTGCTCAATTTTATACTAATAATTTTACAAATTTCATGGTATATAATCAAGATACATATCCAGAGTATAATGCAAACACAGAGGATGATTTTTATCCTGATCAAAGTGGAGCTGATTTTGGCGGTTGGGCTTTATGATATATAAAATTAAAGAAAAATATATTGTTAAATTAAAGCAATATTTAGAAAAAAAAAAGAAAAATGTGGACACAAACGAACACACTAGACATAGAAATAAATTATAACTATAAAACAAAGAAGTAATGAATACTGGAACTTGGGGATTATATTACAATTATACTTGGTGGGGAAACGCTATACAAACTGCTCCTTCAGTTATTGGTAAACCAGACTTTTTTGGAAGTCAATTTGCTATGAATGAAAGACAAGAAGTAGAAGCAGTAAAATGCATAGCTGACTGGATTCACGAAACACAAATATTAGACGTATAAAAAATTAAACAATGGCAAAACCAAAATTAGCATTAATACCAGCAGCACAAGGAGACAAGTTTTATTCTGTACTCCCATCAGATGGAGTAGGAGACTTTGACTTTACTCGTAATAGTTCTGCTACTAGAATAGCACCAACTGGATTTATAGAAGAAGTAGGAGCATTTGGAAGTGAGTTAGTTACTAACGGAAACTTTGATAATGATAGTGATTGGACTAAAACAAACGTAACAATAGCAAATGGTGTTGCTACTTTTGTAACTGGTACTGCAAGTTTGCAACAAGCTATAAGTATAACTGTAGGCAAAACTTATAAAATAACATATCAAATTAATGGTGGTACTGGAACTTTAAATTTAAGTAGTAGTGGATTTACTAATGTTAGTACTGTAATACCTTCAACAGTTGGAACGCACATTATTAATGCAACTGCTGTAAATACTAACAATCTCTATTTAGTTTGTATTGGTTCTTCTAATTTAGTTATAGACAACGTATCAGTAGTAGAAGTAGTAGGAAACAAATCAAGACTAGACTACGACTTATTAAATGGTAAAGTAGTTAATTGTCCTCATTACCTTTTAGAACCAGCTTCTACTAATCTTTTTACTTATAGTCAAGATTTTAGTAATTCTTATTGGAGTAAATTAGGAGGAAGCATTTCAGCAGATGCAATAACCTCTCCGAATGGTAGTTTAGATGCAGATAAATTTACAGAAGATAGCTCAAATGGTTTACACGCAATATTTCAAAATGCTGGAGTTACTATTCCTGCTGGAAATAATACTTTATCT